TTTTGTATGAAAATCCAATAAATCCAATAGACGTATCATCATTAGTCAAAGAACTAACAAATTTAAATAAAATAATTGCAAAATTTAATATAGATGAAGTATCAAAAAAACTAGAATATGTTTCAACATTACAAGATAGTTTAAAGGAAGGTGGATTTTTAGGAAATCAAATAAAATATAAAAAAATAAACAAAACAAAAACACATAACAAAAAAAACAATAAAAAAGATAAGACAAGAAAAAGAAGATTATATTAATATAATATATGAGACTAGAAATAATAATATTTGGAATAACAGGATTTTTATTATATAATGCGTATTATGATGGAAAATACACAAAAATGTTATTGGCATATAAAAAATATTATAAGATGTTAATAATAGGGTTTTTAGCTATTTGTTTTTATATTATGATTAAAAGAAATCCATTACAAACAAAAAATATGCTCTTATATACTAACAATATGATTAAATATATGCCAATTGATAAATCATCTATGGATATGATAAGCCCTATTTTTGACTTGTCAACAAAAAGTAGAGGTTTTATGGAGAGTTTTAATTCAGAGTTTACAGGTTTACAAAGTTCTGATTATAATTATAATCCAATGTTAGTAGCTCAACAGCAAAGAAATATGTTGAGTGGACAAAAACCAGTAAAACGTTCTGTTAGTGAAACAAAAAAGAAGTACGTAGCATCAATGCAAGATTGGAAATGTGGACAATGTAACAAAAAGTTAACACATACATTTGAGGTTGATCATAAAATAAGATTGGAGCATGGTGGAGGTAATGACGTGACAAACTTAGTTGCACTTTGTCGCGAATGTCATGGCGAAAAAACTGCAATGGAAAATATGTAATTATAATATATATTTTTACTTATCTTTTCTTAAAAGTATATAATATGGACACTACAACAAAATCATCTATATCTTTAGAACAAGTATTAATGTCATATAAAGTTATGCTAATATTATTTAGTGTGTTTATTATAATAATGCTGTTATTAATGATGAAAAATAAAAAGGGATTCAATAAAGCATTTGGTTATGAAATTTTCATAACAGGACCTATTATTTTATTAGTTGCATTTCTTATTAAAGAATTATTTCAATTTAAACAGGACCCTTCTAAGTCTATATTTTATAGTTTTCCAGAATCTAGTTCTAAATTGTTTTTACCGATTATTTCTTTATTAATCTTATTTATTGGAATATCTGGATTTTTTATGATGTTATATGTTGGAGGAGTATTTTCAGATAATCCTCCAGAAAATAATACAGCTATGATATTGAATTTTATTATTATTATTTCATTTATCATAATTGCCTTAGTTATTTATAAAAAATATCAAAATAAAGATGATAATACATTAAAAAGCTTTCCTAAGGCAGTACAAGATGCTTTTAATTTAAGAACAAAATACACATTTTTATTTGCTTCCTTTGTTTTACTTATTATGATCTTATATTTTGTTAATCCTTGGGGTATAATGACTGATTATGGTGGTCCTGTTATATTCTTTACTTTATTTGTTGGAATTGTTATGGTTATTATGATTACTTTATATCAAACCTTTTTAGCTAATCCTCCCCTAGGGAAAGCTAATGCATTAAATGATACACCTGGACCTTTACCATTTATTATGAAAGGCTTATATGTATTAACATCTATTGGTATATCATTTGGATTAATATATGGTGCGTTAAAAATGATGGGAGTATTTAATCAAGATGCTAGTAACCCTGAAACATGGGGACATATTATATTTAATTTGGTTTTATTCTCAGCTATGCTAAGTGTTATTTATAAATTAGCTAATGCTGGAGGGTTTCTGGATAAAAACCCATATTATCGTTTAGTATTAAATACATTGTTGTATATTCCTTGTTTGTTAGTTACAATTATGAATTATATTTCACAATTACTAGGATTTTCAAAAACTCCAGGAAGTGCTTTTACTCCTCCAAACTCTTTTGAACTAAAAATATTAACTGGAAGTTTAGTTTTACTGGGAGGATATTTTTTATGGATTTTCTTAGGTAAACATTTTGTTCAATCAGTTTATCTTAAACAAGGAGGACAACAACTAATAAATCAGCCTGTGCCAACTGATGTTTTAACAAATGTTTCATCATATCAAAATTTATCTGGAAGTGATAAATTTAATTATCAATATGCAATGTCATTTTGGGTTTACTTAGATGCGTTTCCTCCTAGTACAAATGCTTCATATGGAAAAGTTGTACCCATATTATCATATGGAGAAAATCCAACAATAAAATATAGTTCGGAAAACAACACCCTTTATATCACTGTAAAACAAAAAACAGATACTAATTCTATTGTTGATTTTGTTAAAGAAAAGGAAGTAGAAATTAATCCAGAAACAATTGATAAATGGAAGAATGTACAAGATAAAATAGATGATACAATAGAAAAAGTAAAATCTATGCCTTTTGGAAATGAAATTGATGCGGATGGTCACCGTATAATTTATAAACATTCAGATGTAAAGTTACAAAAATGGAATCATATATTATTGAATTATAATGGTGGAACTTTAGATGTATTTTATAATGGAAAACTTGTAAAATCAGCAATTGAAGTTGTGCCATATATGAAATTAGATATGCTAACAGTAGGAATAGAAAATGGTGTTAGTGGAAATATAGCAAATTTGATGTATTTCAAACATCCGTTAGATTATCTAACAGTAAATACATTATATAATTCACTTAGAACTGAAAATCCACCAGTTATCCCAAATAATAATGAAAAATTAATTCCTTTATAACATTTTAATTGATATTTTAGTCAAGTGTGTTATAAAACTTTTATACTCTATAAGAAAAATTTCTAATAGTATAATATAATGGAAGTTAAGAATATTATACTATTTGTAATTATAATTGTTCTATTGATAATTGTAATTCGTTATATAATGAAAGACGTAAATACATTAAGTGGACTTACATCTGGTAAAACAATGCAAAAAGTAGAACCAGATGATTTAGCTTCTTCTAATAACGGAAATACAAGTAATTTTACATATTCTATATGGTTTTATGTGGATGATTGGAATTATCGTTATGGTGAACCTAAAGTTATATTTGGTCGTATGACTACTGGAGGGGGTAAAAAGGAACCTTGTCCATCTGTTACATTAGGGCCAATCCAAAATAATATAATTGTGTCTTTAGCAGTTTATCCTGGATTAGATGAAGCCCCAGAAGACGGAACTAATTATATTGTTCATACTTGTGGAATGTCTAATGTTCCTATTCAAAGATGGTGTAATTTATTTATGAGTGTATATGGTCGCACTTTGGATTTATACTTAGATGGAAAATTGGTTAGAACATGTGTATTGCCTGGTGTTGCAAAGATTGATTCAAGTGCTCCTGTGTATATTACTCCTATGGGTGGATTTTCAGGATGGACTTCTAGATTCCAATACTGGCCAGATTCTTCTAACCCACAAAAAGCTTGGGATATATATAAGGCTGGTTATGGCGGCAGTTTATTAGGCTCACTTTTCGGAAAATACACTATTAAGGTATCACTTATGGAAGGGGATACCGAAGATGCAAGTTTTGAAATTTAATATTTTTATTATTTAGAACTACTATCATATTATTTTTATTATTCATATTCAATAATAAAAAACCTTTTTTAAAAAATATATATTATATATAAGATGGATTATTCTAATACTGGTCAAGGAACTTCTACATTTAATACATTCGCTTCTAACCAATATGTTAATGCCACACAAGAATTTCTTAACTCAAATAGTTTAGTTGCCCAAGTTGCATTCTTATTGTTAGTTTTATTTGTTTTTATAATTTTACTTCGTTTAGGTATTTCTATTTTAGGATATTTTTTATCTCCTACTGAAAGTCCTAAGCTTATTAATGGAATGGTTGATGCTAAACAATTAATCGTAATTCCTCAGGACCCTTCTCAAGAGGGTGCTATTACAATTAATAGATCTGTTAATGCAAATGAGGGAGTTGAATTTACATGGTCTGTTTGGATATACATTGATGATTTAACTTATAATTCTGGACGTTATCGTTGTGTATTTTATAAAGGAAATGACTATGCTAAAAATCCTAATAACCAAGATGCACAAGGATTAAATTTCCCTAATAATGCTCCTGGACTTTATATTGCACCAAATTCTAATTCTTTAATTATTATGATGAATACATTTAATGTGATAAATGAAGAAATTCAAATTAATGATATTCCACTTAATAAATGGGTTAATGTTATGATTAGATGTGAAAACAATACACTTGATGTCTATATCAACGGAACAATTGTTAAAAGTCATCATTTACATGGAGTACCCAAACAAAATTATGGAGATGTGTATGTTGCCACAAATGGAGGGTTTTCGGGTTATATTTCTAATTTATGGTATTACAATTATGCTCTTGGAACGGCTGAGATATCTAAAATTGTTAATCAAGGAGCTAATACATATATGAGAGGTTCAAATGGTCTTGATTTAAAGAGATCTGATTATCTTTCATTAAGATGGTTTTTCTATGGAATGGGAGATTCATACAATCCTAGTCAACCACAAATTAGCACATAATTTTAATTAGTTATACCTTATAAAAGAATTATTAACAGTTTTATAAGTTATTAAATATCTATAATATA